GTAGGTCAATAAATACATGGTTAAACACATTAATTGAAGTCATATTGATTATATTGACATAAGGAGAATAGAACATGCCCGAAGGAATAGGATATACAGATAAAGATGCTGAAATGGCTTCTTTAATAGAAAGAGCTAAAAAATATGGAGCTTCAGATAAAGAGATTAATGGAGCAAAGACTTTAGATGAATTAAGAGACTTAGCAGATAGGTATACAAGCATGTCTACAGAACTTTCAGGACCAAGTTTAGTGACTGAGGATGTACGTCTGCCTCGTAAAAAACCTAAGAAAATGAATAAAGGTGGATATGGTGGTATGGCAATGAAGAAGCCTGAAATGATGAAGGGTGGCATGTACAAAGGTAAGAAACATATGTACGCTGCTGGTGGGCTAGTTAAAGAAATAAAAATGTAAAATAGTACTACCCTAGTAACATGGTTTTTGCACATCTTGCCCCTGTAGCATTTTTAATACTAGGACTAGCGTTTGTAAATCTAATGACTAACGTAACGGCATTAGTAGCAAATAAAGCACAGGTTAAATTTTATTGGCCCCATACAATATTCTGTTTTATAACTTTTTTTACTATGATATTGTTTTGGTGGACTTGTTATCCCTTAAATAATTTAGATTTTTTTCCTAATAGTGGTTGGAATTTATTTACATATTTATTGTTTTTAGCAGTTCCAATGCTTATGTTTATGATCTGTGAAGTGATTACACCACATAATACGACTGATTATGTAAAGGCAATTGACCTTAAAGAATACTACTATAAATATCATAGAATTATATTAGGTCTGGCATGGACCCTACAAGTATGTCTTCTTGGTAATTTTTTTGTATTCTACGCTGAAGAGTATTTATCTGTTAAAGTATTAGGTAGAGTTATTATGCTTATTATTATGTTACCATTAATAATTTCTGCTAATAGAAGACTACACGAAATTGGTATGGCAATCTTTTTTATGGGATTTATTTACACAATTATTAAATATCATATTTGGAATGTCTATCTTTGAATACAATATAAAAAAATAAAGGAGTATGTAATATGCCAATGGTAAAATTTCCCTATACAAAAGAGGGTGAAAAGAAAGCAAAAGCTGCTGCTAGACAATACGGTGGTAAATATGTAGACGATAAAAAAGGTGGCGGTGGTGCTTCCATTATGATTGCTGTAGGCACAGCTAAAAAGCCAACAAAGAGAAAAGCAAAAAAGAAAAAAGCATAATGGCTAAAACAAAAAAGTCTAAAGCTAAAAAGAAAACAAGTGGTGCTAAACCTACTAATCCTTCTTTATATGCAAGAGTAAAATCAGAAGCAAAAAGAAAGTTTGATGTATATCCTTCTGCTTATGCTAATGCTTGGTTAGTACGTACTTATAAAAAACGTGGTGGTGGGTATAGGAGCTAATAATGGTTAAACCTACAGGTGGACTTACAGCATGGTTTGGTAAAGGACCGAAAGGTGATTGGGTAGACATAGGAGCACCCAAGAAAAAAGGTAAGTTTCAGTCTTGTGGTAGAAAGTCTGCAAAGGGCAGTAAAAGAAAATATCCTAAATGTGTGCCAAGGTCAAAAGCTAATAGCATGACAAAATCACAAGTAAAAAGTGCTGTTAAAAGAAAAAGAGCAAAAACACAAGGAGTAGGTGGAAAACCTACAATGGTTAGAACAATTAAAAATAAAAAGAAGAGTAAGAAATAATGGTAAAAACTTTAAAAAGAGTATCTAAAGAATTAGTAAAAGCATCTAAAATGCATAAAAGACAATCAGCCAAGATTAAGAAATATGTAAAGAAAATTGAAAAAAAGAAAAATTCCTCTGCTAGGAGAACTCGCAAAAAGGGGTAGTTAATGTCCCAAAGTAAAAAGAAGAGACAAAATAAGAAAAAAGAAGTAGCTAAAAAACCATACGATCCATTAGAAAACTGTAGTCAACAACCTTTTGAGGAACATCGTCCGTATTTAAAAGAAGCCCATGATGTCGGACATTTAATATGGCTTTTAAATAATGGTAAATTAACTCTTCCTTACCACGAACACAGGCAAGGATCATTAAACTTTAATTTACCATTTGACAATATAGAGAAAAGCTATTACAATACAAATCCTAATCTTGTAATACTGGACGATTTTTTAAATGAAGAAGCTTTACAAAAGTTGCGTAGTTACTGTCTTGAGTTTCCTTTTTGGAATACTATTTATGGCAGGGGATATTTAGGAGCATTTCGAGAGCATGGCTTTCAACCAAATGTGTTGACGACATTAGCGACAGAGTTAATGGAGAAACTTCCCGGCATATTTAATAATGCTAACAAAAGGCATTTGAGCCAGATGTGGGCTTTTAAGTATGAATCTAAATGTCCCGGTATTGATATTCATGCAGACTTTGCAGCAATTAATACAAACTTTTGGATTACCCCTACAAAGTGTAATGTTCACTATGATGAAGAGAAGGACATTGGTAAGTCAGGAGGTATGTGGGTTTGGGACAAAGGAGCACCGCCTGATTGGGATTTTACTAGATACAATGGTGACGACAAAACCGAAGTTATTAAATTCTTAAAGGACAATGATTCAAAGGCTCTTTATATACCATACAAGTATAATAGGTGTGTAATGTTCGATTCTAATTTATTTCACAAAACGGCAGATGTAGAATTTCATCCGGGGTTTGAGAATAAAAGGATCAATGTAACCATGCTATTTGGAACTAGAGAAAATACAGGAGTGGAACCAGTAGATATGTTAGAAGTAAAAAAACTAAAAGAATCAGTTACAAAGCCACTCAACAATGCCAAATAGCAAGGAAGAAAATAATGGTAGCACATCTGTACACGCAGTTCAAGCAGAATTGTTAGCGCATGAAAGAGAATGTTTTGTAAGGGCAGAATCTGTGCAACGACAACTTGATAGCTTATTTAGTAGAATACGACGAGTAGAAGCATTAATTATGGGTTCTACATTAACATTGCTGATTGCTTTAATAACTGTACTATGGAAAATATTTTAAAAAAATGGCTAGTCCTTCACAAGCAAGCGTATCTTTTAAATGGTCTGAACTAGAATGTAAGTGTGGATGTGGAACAAGGTATGTACAAGATGAAGCAATTGATACCCTTCAAAGGCTAAGAAACATACTTCAAAGGCCCATGATTATTAATAGTGCAGCAAGATGTCCTTTACATAATGTAAGGGTGGGAGGTTCTCCTAAGAGCCAACATAGGGCAACAGAACAATGTCCTTCCACTGCTTTTGATATATCGTTAAAAGGATTAGATAAACAAGATTTAATTGAAGCAGCAAAGGCTGCAGGTTTTAAAGGACTAGGTATAAATTATAAAAGTTTTGTACACGTAGATAATCGTAAATACTTTGCAACTTGGTAAGGAGAATTAGATGTTCGATATTATTGCTTCTGTATTAACAGGTGGTGCTACTGGTATTTTAGGTAGTTTAATTGGCACTGTAGGACGTTTCTTAGAAAAGAAACAAAAGCTAAAAGAAATGACCCTTCAGTTTGATCAGGAATTTAAACTACAGGAATTACAAATTAGTTCACGTAAAGAAGAACTTGAAAGTGAAAGAGCTATTGCAGAAATGGAATCTGTAGCAGAAATGAAGTCTGCGTCATATGCACATGATGCTTCTTATGGACCTACAACTGTCTTTATTTCTTCTATGCTACGGTTTGTACGTCCTGTACTTACTTTTTTACTTCTTGCTTTTACTGGTTATATCTTTTGGCAAGTCAGAGAAAATCCTAGCATTGTACATGAGCTATCAAACCAGATTATGTTTTTAACGACCACTGCTGTAGCTTGGTGGTTTGGAGATAGAAGTCTTAGAAAATGAGAGAATTAACAACAAAACAAAATACATTTTTACAAGTACTATTTGATGAAGCTGGAGGAGATTCTTCTAGAGCTAAAGTCTTAGCTGGTTATAGTGAAGGTTCAAGCACTTCTGAAATTGTGCGTTCACTTAAAGATGAGATACTTGAACTAACAAAAGAGTATCTTGCAGTTAATGCACCAAAAGCAGCAAATGCTTTAATTAATGTTCTAGATCATCCTGCTGAATTAGGTAATCAACATAGGTTAAATGCAGCTAAAGAAATGCTAGACCGTATTGGTATTCAAAAAACAGATAAGGTAGAAGTATCTGCACCGCAAGGTATCATGCTTCTTCCACCAAAAGAACATGGCATACAGTAAAGGGGATTATAAAAAGTACCATAAAAGTAAGCGTATGAAAGAAGAACGTGCGTTAAGAAATAAAAATAGAAGAAAAGCGCAACGTAAAGGAAAAGTACGTAAAGGAGATGGTAAACATATAGATCATAAAGACGGTAATCCTAAAAATAATTCAAAAAAGAATTTACGAGTAGTGTCAGGTAGAAAAAATAGAAAAAAACAATAATGTATGATGCAGGATACTTTAAAATGCCTGATCCTATCGGTCTACAAGAAGATAGTGTCTGGTTAGAAATACCACGAATAAGTAGAACTATTCCGTTTGGCTATAAAGTACATGAGGAAGATGAAGATGTTCTTGTACCTATTGTCAATGAGTTAGAAGCTCTAGAGTTAGCAAGAGAGTATTTAACAGAATACTCATACAGAGATGTAGCAAGGTGGTTAAGTGACAGAACAGGACGACAAATCTCCCATATCGGACTTAGAAAAAGAGTCCAAAAAGAAAAGCAACGGAAAAGTAAGGCAGCAACATATAGGTCGTGGGCTAAAAAGTATGAAACCGCCATCAAAAAACTTGAAGAACTTGAGGAAAAACGTACAGGCGCGAAAGAAAAAGGAACAGAAAGAAAAGAAAGAAAACCCTCCGCAGCCTAAACCACAGATAAAAGAAAAAAGTACAGAGTTATCTTTAAAAGAAAAATACAATGTTTTATTTGAACCCAATGAAGGACCACAAACAAACTTTTTAGCGTCATCAGATCGTGAAGTATTATATGGTGGTGCGGCAGGAGGAGGAAAGAGCTACGCAATGTTGGCTGATCCTCTTAGGTATTTAAATCACCCACAATTTTCTGGTCTACTTTTACGTAGAACTACAGAAGAATTAAGAGAGTTGGTTTGGAAATCACAAGAGCTTTATCCAAAAATAATTTCTGGCGCAAAATGGTCGGAAAGAAAAATGCAGTGGACTTCCCCTTCAGGCGGTAGATTGTGGCTGTCATATCTAGATAGAGATGATGATGTACTCCGTTACCAAGGGTTATCTTTTTGCTGGATAGGTTTTGATGAACTTACGCAATGGCCCACACCATTTGCGTGGGATTATTTAAGATCAAGATTGAGGTCTACTGCGCCTGATCTTCCAGTGTATATGAGAGCTACTACAAATCCCGGTGGTGCAGGACATGTTTGGGTAAAAAAGTATTTTATAGATCCTTCAACTCCCGGCTCATCTTTTTGGGCTACAGATGAAAATGGAAAAACTTTGGTATATCCTAAAAATCATAGTAAAGAAGGTGAGCCATTATTTAGCAGGAAATTTATTCCTGCAAAGCTGTTTGATAATCCTTATCTATCAACAAGTGGGGATTATGAAACAATGTTGTTATCGTTACCAGAAAATCAAAGAAAAAGATTACTGGACGGTAATTGGGATGTAGCAGAAGGTGCTGCATTTCCTGAATTTGATAGGACAGTACATGTTGTTGAACCATTTGATATACCAAAGAATTGGCCCAAGTTTAGAGCCTGTGATTATGGCTATGGTTCTTACAGTGCTGTTTTATGGTTTGCAGTGGCTCCAGATGGTCAGCTAGTTGTATACAGAGAATTGTATGTATCAAAAGTGTTAGCAAAAGATTTAGCTAATAAAGTATTGCATTTAGAGGAAAATGATGGTACAATTCTTTATGGTGTTTTAGATAGTTCTTGTTGGCACAAACGAGGAGATACAGGACCAAGTTTAGCAGAACAAATGATTTTAACTGGATGTCGTTGGAGGCCAAGTGATAGAAGTGCTGGAAGTAGAATAGCAGGAAAGAATGAGATACACCGTCGATTGCAAATGCAGGAATCATATGATGATGATGGTCAAATTCCCGGCATGACGGTATTTTATACTTGTAGAAATCTTATTTCTCAACTTCCTTCAATTCCTCTTGATAAAAAGAATAGTGAAGATGTAGACACAAAAGCAGAAGATCATTTATACGATGCTTTAAGATACGGCGTAATGAGTAGGCCAAGAAGAGGCATATTTGATTTTACGATTGAAAAAATGTCAGATAAATATATTCCATCTGATGCAACCTTTGGATATTAAAATATGGTAGATAAAAACTTTGAAGAAGAAGATACTTTAGTTTTAGATGACAAAACTAATGATGATGAATTGTCAGGTATAATAGCTTTTATTCAAGACAATTTTAAAAGATCAAAAGATTGGAGAAGATTTGATGAAGAGAGATGGTTGCAATCTTATCGTAACTATCGTGGTATTTATAGTCCTGATGTACAGTTTACAGAATCAGAGCGATCTCGTGTATTTATTAAGGTAACAAAAACAAAAGTTCTTGCAGCCTATGGTCAAATTACAGATGTATTATTTGCAAGACAAAAATTTCCTTTAAGTATAGAACCTACAACTTTACCTGAAGGAGTTACGGAGTCTGTTCATTTTGATCCTAATGACAAAACAGAAGAAGCTGTTGCAGAAGAAGAACAAGCTCCAACAAGTCCGTATGGATTTCCGGGAGATGGAGAAGATTTAGAACCCGGAGATACTGCTGAAAGTTTATCTGAACGTAAACTAAAACTTGGTCCTTTGGAAGACAAACTTTCAGACATTGAGGGGCTAAAAGAAGGAGAAGGACTTACACCTTCTGCAGTAACATTTCATCCTGCAACAGTAGCAGCTAAAAAGATGGAAAAGAAAATAATGGATCAATTAGAAGAATCAGGTGCAAGTAAGCATTTACGATCTGCTTCTTTTGAGTGTGCTTTATTTGGTACAGGAATTATTAAGGGTCCATTTGCCGTTAATAAAGAATATGCTAATTGGGAAGAAGATGGAGAGTATAATCCTACAATTAAAACTGTACCTAAAGTAAGTAGTGTATCTTGTTGGGATTTATATCCTGATCCAGATGCAAGTAACATGGATGAAGTTACATATGTAATTGAACGTCATAAGCTTTCTAAATCTAAATTACGTGCATTAAAAGATAGACCTCATTTTAGGGATGAAGCCATTGATAAATGTATTGAAATGGGAGAAGTATACTCAAGTGAATATTGGGAAGATGACTTAAAAGATTATTACTTAAATGATCATCCTGAACGGTATGAAGTTCTTGAATATTGGGGAACAATGGATACTGATATGGCAGAAGAATTTGGATTAGACTTACCTAAAGCATTTAAAAATGTAGATCAAATACAAGTTAATTGTTGGGTATGTAATAACTTTATTCTACGCCTTGTTGTAAATCCATTTAAACCTGCTCGTATTCCTTATTATGCTGTACCTTATGAACTTAATCCTTATAGCTTCTTTGGTATTGGCCTTGCTGAGAATATGGACGATACGCAAACTTTAATGAATGGGTTTATGCGTATGGCAGTAGATAATGCTGTGCTTAGTGGAAATCTTCTTATTGAAGTAGATGAAACTAATCTTGTTCCGGGACAGGACTTGCAAGTATATCCCGGTAAAATATTTCGTAGACAAGGCGGTGCTCCGGGACAAGCTGTGTTTGGTACAAAGTTTCCAAATGTAAGTAACGAAAACATGCAGTTGTTTGACAAAGCTAGACAGCTTTCAGATGAAGCTACAGGACTTCCTAGTTTTTCACATGGACAGACAGGAGTAACAGGTACAGGAAGAACTGCTGCAGGAATGTCTATGCTTATGGGTGCTGCTGCAGGAAGCATTAAAACAGTCGTTAAAAACTTTGACGATTATCTATTACGTCCATTAGGAGAATCTTTCTATAGTTTTAATATGCAGTTTGATTTTGATCCTGACATTAAAGGAGATCTTGAAATTAAAGCTCGTGGAACTGAAAGTTTAATGGCTAATGAGGTAAGAAGTCAACGTCTATTACAATTCTTGCAAGTTGTAGGTAATCCTGCTCTTGCTCCTTTTGCTAAGTTTACCTCTATTATTCGTGAGATTGCAAATTCAATGGGTCTTGATCCTGACAAGGTTTGTAATACTCCTGAAGAAGCAATGAGACAGGCAAAAATACTACAACAACAACAAGCTGAACAACCTCTCGCTGAACAACAGCAACCTCAACAACAAGCTCCCGGCTTAAATCCTAATGATTTACAAGGCGGTGGTGGTGGCACTATTGGAGTTGGGGCTGCACCTACACCTATGGAGGGACAATTTAGTGGAACACAACAAGCTCCTCAACAAGCTCAAAACACTGGTCAACAACAAACGCCAGTGGGTCGCGTTCAATGATTATATTGATTGGATGATTATGCAACAACAAGCTACTTTAGAACAAACAGATAACTCTGTAATTTTTTGTAGAGCACAGGGATCAATTGCTACTTTACGTAAAATAAAACAATTAAAGGATGAAGTTAATTCACATGGCTAACAAAAATTCATTACTAAGTATTCCACCACCAGAAATGAAAGCACTAGAATCTTTAATTCCAGAAAAAAAGCCTAAGTGGTTGATACGTGCAATGGACCCTGCAACATCTACAACAAAAGCAAATGAAACTGTTAGAACTAAAAGTGGTTACTCAGAAGATTTGGGAGGAGAAGTTCTTGTTCCAACAATACGAATGGGAAAGAAAGGACTATATAAGCCAGATAATCCTTTTAAAGAAGCCATTGCTAAGAAAGATTATATACTTGTAAAAGGACCAAAGGGACCAGAAACAGCAGCTAGAGCTACAAATCTTTCTAGATATATTAGTGATGTTCTTATAACAAACGCTAGAAAGAATTTTCAAAGTGGGGGCTTAAACATGGCTAAAGCAAATGAGCAAATGAACATAATGGGATTTGAGCCTAAAGAACAAGAAATTGATCCTGTAAGTGGCAATGAAGTACCATTAGGCGGTACACCTGAAGGTGTAAGAGATGATATAGATGCAAAACTTAGTTCGGGAGAAATGGTAATTCCTGAGTATGCTGTAAACTATCATGGTGTAGAAACATACATAGACTCTATTCAAAAAGCACAAGAAGGTTACCAGCAAATGCAAGACATGGGATTAATGGGAAATCCTGATGAAGCAATAATGGATGAGAGTGAACCTTTACCTAAAATGCAGGATGAAGAAGATGTTCCTGAATATCAATTTGGTGGACTAGCTTCAACCCCTATTCCACAACTTCCTCCTGAAACTCCTTCTTCAGTTCCTACTTTAACACCATCTAATATTTCTAATACTCCTTTAATTCAACCGTTAAGACCTACAAGTATACAAAGTACTCCTGTAATGTCTCAATATCCTAATGGTTATTTTATTGAGGTAGGAGCAGATCAATATAAATTTGTATCTCCTCCGGGAGCAGAAAAACAGTATACAGATATATACACAAGAGCACAAGTAGGTAATTCTATTATTGCTCCTGTAGGAACTACTCCTGAATCTGTATACGGACCAAGTTTTCAAACATATGGTCCTAATTATACATATAGTCCTACTCAACAAAAAACAAGTCTTTTAACTGCAGGAGAATATAAAGTTATTCCTTATGTAAATTCTTCTGGTAATATTTTTTATGCAACTAGCATAGGTGGGCAAATACAGGGAAGTATTCCTTCTGGATATTTTCCAGCTACAGATCAACAAGTAGATATATCAAAACAACTTCAAACAATAACTCCAAAAGAAGTACCTGTTGGTGGGCCTCCAAGTGGTGTTACAGGAAGTGGAGGTGGTGGTGGAGTTTCAGTAAGTGGTCCTCCTTCTGTATCAACTCCTACTCCTTCTGCACAAGCAGTAGCTACTGGTGCTGAAATTAGTGGTTCTAAAGCTCCTAGTGTAATGTCTCCAGTTCCTACTCCTACAACAGCAGATATAATATCTAGTACACAACCTCCATCATTTGCACAAACTGTTGCAGGATTAGCTACAGATACTCCCGATGCTCCTGCAATTAATTTAGGAAAAGTAGAGGGCATTGGAGAACTTAGTGTTTCTGCAACGGATATATCTGATTTTGGACTAGAAGCAGCAGCAAATATAGTACCATCTGTTCTTGGTTTAAAAAGTGGGTTTTTGGGACCAATAGGGGTAGGAATAAAAGTTGCAAATGCTATAGCTAATCATGCTAGTCAACCCCAAACGGCAGTAGATCAAGCTGTTATGGGTATTCCGGGTACTGGATTTGATCCTATAACTGGAATATCTATTCATGCTGTAAGTACACTTTTTGGTATGCCTGTTCTAGCAGCTTATAATATGAATAATCCTACTGATGCTCTGTCCCCCACTGAAGGTTTTACTCAAATGGCTATTGCTCGTAAGGCAGATTTAACAGGTCTTAAATCTACAGATAACATAGCAGACTTATACTTTAGTATAAATAAAAAAACAGGAAATTGGTCATACTCAGGACCAGTAGGTATAAGCACAGAAAATGGAAGCTTTAATAGTGATGGTTCATTTACAGATAATAATGGTAATGTATCTGCTACAGGATATAAATCAGATTTTCAGAGTTTGAGTTATCAAGATCAAGCTACTATATCATTTAAGCGAAGTAAGCATCCTCTTTCATTTCTTATAGGCGTAGAGCAAAGTTATATGACACCAAAGGCCATTGCTCTTCAAAATAAAATGAACTCTTTACTTCCTGATATTCAAAAAGATTTGCCCAATTTAAGTGAGGAGCAACAAAACGACATTGCAGTCGTAAGAGCAATATCTACAGAGCCTAATATTGATCCTTCTGTAGCAGGTGAGATTGGTAAGAAAGGAATGACTTCTGTACATGGAATGGCAACTGAACAAGGAGCAAAAGCACTTTCTGAAGGACAATTAGCTCAACAGCAGAAGTCTTTATCTGAAGGTTTTAAAGGTATGAAAGATGCACAAGCAGAAGCACAAGCACAAGCACAAGCACAAGCAGAAGCAGAAGCAGAGGCACAAACAGCATTAAACGTAGCTAAAATGAACGCAGCAATGTCAGCAAATCAACCAAGTTTAGGTCCACCCGGTACAGCAGCTACAGGACAAGATGCTGCTGCTGGTATCTCTTCTACAGGTGCTGAAGGGATTCAAGGCATACAAAGTGGTGGTATGAGTGGAGGTGGTACAGGTGGTAGTGGTACAGTTATTTGTACAGAACTTTATAAGCAAGGACTACTTGATGATATTATATTTAAAGCAGATGAAGAATGGGGTGAAGTTATTCCTAGTATAGTTAAAGATGGATATCATTTATGGGCAAAACCAATAGTAAAACAAATGCAAAAAAGTTCTAATTTAACTAAAAAAATAAATTGGTTAGCAACTCCTGTAACAAAAGAAATTGCTCATCAGATGGGAGTAGGTAAAGGTTCTAAAATAGGATTAGCTATGCTGTCTATAGCTATTCCTATTTGTGCAGTATTAGGAGCAGCTATGTTGCCCTTTAAACAAAAAAATACAAATTTAGTATTAGGAGATAAATAATGGTAGATGAAGTTGTACCTCAAGAACAAATGGAAGTATTTAATCGGCCTAGAGAAATGGCTGAACCTATGCCAGAAGAAATGGCTATGGAAGAACCTCAAGAAGAACTTACAGATTCGGGATTGCGTCAAGATGATCCAAAAGTAGCGTTAGGAACACTTGCTCAATTTTTAATAAATTTGCAACCTGAAAAAATTAATACATTAAAATCTTTTGTAATGCGTTTTCCTCTTATAACAGAAGCTGTATTAGAAACTTTACAAATGCCACCTGAAGAATTAAAGGATTTGTTTGATGCTGCAATAGGTGATCCAGAAGCTAATAAACGATTAATCTTAAAATATGGTGGTGAAGAAGCTATGGCTGCAGAACAAGATATTCAAGCACAACCCATGCAACCACAACAGATGCCAGTACAGGCAGAACAACCTCCAGCACAAATGGAGCAAGGCAGAGGATTAGCCTTACCACAATAATCCTCATTTTGTTGGCTTTACCTAACCCCCCCTCGTAGGCTACGGTTGGCCCCAACACAGGAGTAAGAATATGGCAGAAGAAGTAGTAGGCACAGTAGAACCTGTAAAAAAAGTTGCAGGATTTGCAGGTGAAAAATACAATGCAAGAAAAACAGTTGAAGATGAAGAAAAAGAACTAGAAGAATTAAAACAAGAACAAAGTGCAGAAGAAGATAAAGCACAAAAAGCAATTGAAGATGATATAGAACCTGACAATGCAGAAGAAAGAACTTTTAAAAAACGATATGGTGATTTACGTAGACATAACCAAAAACAAAAAGAAGAGTATGCTGAAAAGCTTTCTTCTTTAGAGTCTCAACTTTCTGAAGCTACAAAAGCACAGATACAATTACCTAAGTCAGAAGAAGAGATTGATGTATGGTCAAAAGAATATCCTGATGTAGCTGCAATAATAGAAACAATTGCAATTAAAAAAGCAAAAGAACAATCTGAAGATTTAGAAACTAAGATGAAGGAAATAAATAATCTTCAAACTTTAGCAAAAAAAGAAAAGGCAGAAGCAGAGCTTTTTTCTATACACCCTGATTTTGAAGATATTCGTTCTACTGATGACTTTCATCAATGGGCAGAAGAACAACCAAAGTGGGTTCAAGAAGCTCTATATGAAAATGAAACAGATGCTCGTTCTGCAGCTAGAGCAATTGATTTGTATAAAGTAGACAAAGATATGATTGTACCTAAGTCTAAAAAAACTTCTAATAACAAATCTGCTGCTGAACAGGTAAATACAAGAAATAAAAAAAGCAATCCTGAAAATAAACAAAACTCTTCCCAATGGAGAGAATCTACCGTAGATAAAATGAGTGCTGATGAATATGAAAAAAATTCAGAAGAAATCATGGAAGCAATTAGATCAGGAAAGTTTATTTACGATCTATCTGGAGAAGCTAGATAATTTTACATTTTTAGCTTGACAAATGATGATATTTAACTATAAAGGTATCATTAAAAGAATTAGGCCCATACTTAGTATGCTACCTCTAGTTCTTTATACTATTCTTTTCAGTTTACCCAGTAAACAAGGCCGATAAATTTTTGATCATTATTTATCTTACCCTCACTGTATCTGGCCCTAGAAAAGTTAAACCTTGTGGTGTGACATTTATGTTACACTTGTGAGCCTTGCTGCTCACTCGTTACGAGAAAAGGAGAAAGATTATGGCTTTTCAACGTGCGGCAGGGTATAACAATTTGCCTAATGGCAATTTTAGCCCTGTTATTTATTCTAAACAGGTACAGGTCGCTTTTCGTAAGAGTTCTGTAGCTGAAGGTATCAGCAATAACGACTATTTTGGTGATATCGCAAGCTTTGGTGATACAGTACGTATTATCAAAGAGCCTGAGATCACGGTCAGATCATATGCTCGTGGTACTCAAATCTCTCCTCAAGATCTTGATGATGAAGATTTTAGTTTGGTCGTAGATCAGGCTAACTACTTTGCTTTCAAGGTTGATGACATTGAAGAAGCACATTCACATGTGAATTTTCAGTCAGTAGCATCTGATCGAGCAGGTTATCGCCTCAAAGATCAGTATGATATGGAAGTATTGGGATACCTTTCGGGTCATGCTCAAGCTTCTATTAGCTCTGTAGCCAGTACCGCTAATACTACGGTTTCTGGAACCAAAGCTGTTTCTACTGCTGGTACAGATGAATTGCTGACTACAATGAAAGTGAGGAAAGATTTTTTTGGTAATATTACAACCAGTTCGGCAGGAGATCATTCGATTCCTATTGCTGCTAGGTTGCCGGGAGCTAGTGCGCTTCCGACTGCTACGGCTTCGCCCAACATGGTTATTGCTAGAATGGCGCGTCTTTTAGACACTCAGTTTGTTGATAAAGATGGTCGTTGGTTAGTTGTGTCACCACATTTCATGGAAGTTTTGATGGATGAAGATTCGCGTCTTTTAAATCAAGATTTTGGTGAATCAGGTGCATTACGCAACGGTCTTGTTCTCAACAATCTTTACGGCTTTCAAGTTTTTGTCTCTAACAATCTACCCTCAATAGGTACTGGTCCCGGAACAAGTGGTACGGCAAACCAGAAATCTAATTATGGGGTTATTGTTGCTGGACATTCATCTTCAGTAGCCACCGCAAGCCAGATTACGAAAACGGAAGCGTATCGTGATCCTGATAGCTTTGCTGATATCGTGCGTGGTATGCACCTTTATGGTCGTAAGATTTTACGTCCAGAGGCAATTGCTACAGCGATCTACAATATAGCATAGAGGAGGTATAGTACAATGGCAACTTTTGATATGACATTAAAATCAACCACTGGCGTAAGTGCTAACTCTATTGCATCTAATCAAGTTACTCGTCCCGGAAGTGCTATGAGAATGGTAGATGCCATTCTTGATATAGATGCTTTAGCTGCAGATGGCTATAGCTGTACAAATGGTGATATTTTCCAACTTCTAGAAATTCCTGCAAATACTTTTGTTTTATTTGCTGGAGCAGAAGTTCTTAAAGCTTTTGACGGTAGCTCCCCAACAGTAGATATTGATTTTGCTGCTGGTGATGATATTGTTGATGGTGGAGATGTTACCTCAACAGGCATACTCGCTGAAGGAACAAACGGTCAGTCCAATGACGTTATTACTGGTGCTGATTCTTTGTTTGAATGTTTCATAACGACCACAGACACAATTGACGTTAAGTTAATTGCTAGTTCTGCTGACGTTACTGAAGGAAGACTGCGAGTATACGCTTGTATAGCTGACGTAAATGGCTATGCAGAGGACGCAGATGAAGTTGATAGAGATCAGCTTGCGTAGTTAATTTTGGTGGGGAGGGGAATATTCTTCTCCCCATCATACTTACATATAGGATAACCGATGGCAAACACTTTTTTAATATACACTAACGATGTTTTAGCAAAAATGAATGAAGTACAATTAACCTCATCTGATTTTAGTAGTTCTCGTGGTGTTCAAACACAAGCAAAAAATGCTGTAAATCAAGCTATCCGTTACATAAACCAAAGAGAATTTACTTGGCCTTTTAATGCTTCTGAGGCTTCAAAAACACTCACAGCAGGAATTACTAGATACTCATTACCTACTTCTACAAAATGGGTTAATTACTCTTCTTTTAGAGTACAAAAAAGTGATACATTAGGAAATGCTACACAACATTTATCTGTTCTAGATTACCATGAATATTTAGATAAGCATATTAATCAAGAAGATGAAGTAGTTAGTACAGCATTAAATGGATCTCATACAGATTCTGTCACTACAATAACAGTAGACTCTACTTCAGGATTTGACTCTACTGGTACAATTGTTGTTGGCACTGAAGAAATTACTTATACAGGAACTAGTTCAACTACTTTTACTGGAGCTACAAGAGGAGCAGGAGGAACTACTGCTGCTGCTCATTCAGATGACGATACTGTAACACAATTTGATGGTGGCAGTATACCTACACATGTCTTTCGTACTCCAGATGATAGATATGGTTTATTTCCCTATCCGAATAAGGCATACACATTGGCCTTTGATTATTATACATTTCCAACATCAGATTTATCTGCTCATGGAGATACAACAACTATTCCTGATAGATTTAAACATATAATTACAGATGGGGCAGTATCTTATATGTATTTATACAGAAGTGAAGTCCCTTTATACGAAAGAAGTTTTGCATTATTTAATGAAGGAATAAAATTTATGCAAACATTATTGATAAACAGATATGATTATATGCGTTCAACATATATTCCTCGTTCAACTAATTCTGCATATACCACATCTTCATCTTTTTAAAGTCAAAGAAAGGAAAATAAAATGACGCAAATACCTCAAGGTAACAATATGTTTTGGGATGTGCAGTCTGTAATTACTGTAGGCTCTAGCGCAGCCCAAACAAATGTTTCAAATTATAACGTAGCTACAGTACACTTAAATGGAGAAGCATATGTTAATTTTAGTAGTTCAAGTACTGCTGCAGTAAGTACAGCAAATGATATCAAACTGGCTGCAGGGCTTCATGCATTAACTGTTCCAAAACAGGTAGGAAATAGTCAATATTTAAATTATGCTCGTGTAGGTGGCACTGATGTAACTATGCGTCTAGTTTTATCGTAAGGAGAACAAAATGGGAATTTTAGCAGGACTTATAAATGAAAATGTTGACAGGCATACCCAAGATATTATAACTCTTACTGCAACGGCTTCAATAACTACAGCCGATCATTCAGGAAGAACGCTTCTTATGGGCGAAGTGGGTGGTGACGCTGCTGCTACATTTACTCTTCCTGCAGCTACAGGAACTGGCAGTGTATTTAAGTTTGTAGTTTCAGTAATTAACACATCTAACTACTTAATCAAGGTAGCAGATGCTACAGATACAATAGATGGACAAATTATAATTACTGATGCAGATGGTACTGCTGCTACTTCTTTTGTAACAGCTTCTACTTCGGATACAATTACACTTAATGGCACAACTAGCGGTGGGGGTGCAATTGGTGATTATATTGAGTTAATAGATATAGCCTCTAATCAATATTCAGTAAGCGGTATGGTAACTTGTGCAGCAGGTTCAAATATTGCAACTATGTTTAGTGCTACTGTATCTTAATAAATACTACGTGGATTGACAACACGCTAAACTGTTAATACTACATAACCAAGGAAAGGAATACAAAATGGCAAGTTTTAAAATGACACAGGGTATATCTCGTGTACCTGAAGATGTCTTTGTTGAAGATGGAATGACTGTAACTTCAGGCGGTTTAACAGTTACTGCAGGTGGCGTTACAGTTACAGCAGGAACAACTACTCTAGGAGGGTCGTTTGTTCGTGATGTTGTAACACTTACTGCAACGGATGCTATTACTCAAGCAGAACATGCAGGACGTATTTTGCTTATGGGTGAAGTAGGTGGTGATGCTGCCTGTACCTTTACCCTTCCAGCAGCTACAGGTTCTGGTGATGAATATAAGTTTATTGTGTCTGTAGTTAATACCTCTAACTACGTAATTAAAGTTGCAGATGCTACAGATACCATAGATGGTTCAGTAGTTGTAACTAACGATAGTACGGATGGTGGTACGGCTTCTCTTATTTCATGGCCTACTCTAGCTGCTACAGATACTATTACTCTTGATGGTACGACTACTGGTGGTGTAAATATAGGTGATTATGTTTTACTGACCGATATTGCTACAAATCAATATACGGTTAGTGGATTGCTTAATGCTTCTGGAACTGAAGCTACACCATTTAGTGCTTCTGTATCTTAATGAAAGATAGTAATGCTGCTGTTGCAAAATGTGGCAATGAAAATTGTAAATGTATAAATTGCACATGTGAGAATTGTCAATGTTCTATTGAAAACCCTTGTGGATGTAGTGAAGGTAAAAATGAATGGCGTTAAGATTAAAAAATGCAGCAGCAGCATTATCTAGCACTAATCTTACCTCTATATATACTTGCCCTACAAACTTTACGGCAAGAATAAAAGAGGTATGGGTAACAAATGTAGACGGTTCAAGTGCAGCTAATATAACATTAAAATGGACAGATACTTCTGCAAGTGCTACGTATGATTTACTTAGTACTTTTAGTGTAGCTGCAGATAACTATCTACAACTTTCTGATGCAAATATTATTTTAGAAGCAGGAGATATTTTTAAAGCACAAGCTTCTGCTGCAGATGATCTTACAGTATCATTATTTATTGAAGAAGAACTAAATGTTACAGGATAAATTTTAATGCCAGATACTTCAAGTATATCTCCAGTTACAGTTTCTTTAGGTGGTGGTCTTATTTTAGATAAGGACGACTTTTCTATTCCTCCCGGAGCAGCAGTAACTCTTCAAAACTTTGAACCAAGTATAAAAGGTGGGTACAGACGACTTACAGGAAGTAGTAAGTTTGATAGTAATCAAGTAAATGGTACAAGTGCAGTTTTAGGAGTTAAAGTATTTAATAGCGGAGTATTAGCAGCTTCAGGTAATTTGCTAAAGTTTAGCACAGGAAGTGGTTGGTCTTCTAGTATTGCTACAAGAACTTCTGCTGGTCGTTATAAATTTGATAATTTTAATTTTACTAATGCTGAAAAAGTAGTAATGGTAGATGATGTAAATCAAGCTGCTACCTATGATGGTTCTACATATACTTTACTAAGTAGTACTGGTGCTCCTGCTGATCCATCTTCTGTAGCTGTATTTAGAGATCATATCTTTTTTGGAGGAATGTCTACTAATCCACAAGAAATTGTATTTACAGCACCTTTTCTTGAAAATGATTTTACTGCTGCAAATGGAGCAGGATCTATAAAAGTTGATACAAGCATTGTGGAATTAAAAGTATTCCGTGATGCTTTATTTATTTTTGGGAAAGATAAAATATATAGGCTTACAGGTACAAGCATAGCAGATTGGCAAGTAGTTCCTGTAACAAGAACATTAGGTTGTGCTGATGGTTTTTCGGTACAAGAAATAGGAGGAGATCTTTTATTTCTGTCTCCAGATGGGTTAAGAACAATTGCTGCTACGGCTAGAATTGGTGATATAGAATTGGGAACTGTATCTAAGCCCATACAAGCACGTATTGAAGATATTGGTTTTGATAATATTAGTTCTGTAATTGTAAGAGGAAAAAGTCAATACAGATTGTTTTACCCCAAAACAGGAGGAACTACAGAAAATAGTAATGGTATTCTAGCTACATTAAAAAGAACACCACAAGGAAGTATTGGATTTGAGTATTCAGATTTAGTAGGAATAAAACCTTCAGCTATGAACTCTGGCTTTATTAGTAATACAGAGTACATTATTGAAGGAGGATATGATGGATATGTACGTAGGCAAGAAAGTGGAGATACCTTTGATGGATCAAATGTTATAGCGGTATATCGTTCTCCTGATTTATCTCTTGGAGATACAGGTATTAGAAAGCTTATGCAAAGAGTTATTTTAAATTATGAAGTTGAAGGAACTATAGAAGCGGAACTTAGGGTTAGATATGATTCAGATGATAAAGAGGTGGCACAACCTGCAAAATTTGATATTACCTCTCCCGGTGGAATAGCAATATTTGGTAGTTCTTCTTCTACTTATAATAATGCAGTATATGGATCAAGCGGTGCTCCTATATTTAGAAGATCTATTGAGGGATCAGGATTTTTAATTGCTGTTAAACTTAATCATAATAGTTCTAATAATCCTTTTACTTTACATTCATATCAATTAGAATTTACAACTGGAGGACGTAGATAATGGGTTCAACGTATACAAGACAAAGTAGTACAGAAATTGTAGATGGAGAAGTTATTCAAGCATCAGATTTTAATAATGAGTTTGAGCAACTTGTCTCTGCTTTTGCTGTATCTACTGGACATAGCCATGATGGTACAACTGCTGAAGGTGGTCCTGTAACTAAACTTTTAGGTACAGCTATTACAATAGGAGATGGCACTTCTGGTACAGACATTGCAGTAACTTTTGATGGTGAAACAAGTGATGGTGTTTTAACTTGGATGGAAGATGAAGATCATTTTAAATTCTCAGATGATATAGTAATAGATGGTACTAAACGATTATACTTAAATGATGAAGGTGGAGAGTACATTTATGGTGATGGTACAGATTTATATTTAGTATCAGGAGCAGATATTAACATACCTGCAAATATTGGTATGACATTTGGTAATGACGGTGAAAAGATTGAAGGTGATGGTACAGATTTAACTATCTCTGGTAACAATATTAATCTTACTGCTACGGCTGATGTAGTAATTCCTGCTGATGTAGGCATTACGTTTGGTTCTGGTGAAAAGATAGAAGGAGATAGTACTGATCTAACCGTAACTTCTGGAGCAGATATTAATTTAACAGCTACGAGTGATGTAAATATTCCTTCTGGAGTAGGTGTAACTTTTGGTGACGATGGCGAAAAGATAGAAGGTGATGGCACTAATTTGACCATTTCAACTTCAAATAATGTTACGGTTGATGCTGCAGCAGATATTATTCTTGATGCAGGTGGAGCAGATGTAACATTGAAAGATGATGGAACTACTTTTGGAAGTTTGACAAATAGTAGTGGTGAACTTGTAATTAAATCTGGTTCTACACCTACTACTGCAATGACGTTTAGTGGTGCTAATGTAACTGGTGCTGGTACTTATACTGGTGGTGGTACTATGACTACAGGAGGAAATATTGTAATACCAGATGCAGGTAATATAGGTTCTGCTTCTGATACAGATGCTATTGCTATCAGTTCTACTGGTGTAGTTACATTTTCTCAAAGTCCAGTATTTCCTGACGGTGGTGTACCACTTGCTGATTTAGATATTGATGGTGCTACAGATATCGGGGCAGATTTAACTACTTCTGATTTAATCATTGTAGATGATGGTGCTGGAGGTACTAATAGAAAAGCTGCTTTATCTAGAGTTAATACTTTAGTTCAAACTGCTGGAGGGTTTCCTTTAACTGCTTTAGACATAGATGGTGGTACAGATATTGGAGAAGCTATTGTAGATGCTGACCTGTTTATAATTGATAATGGAGCAGGAGGAACAAACAGAAAAACTGCAGCTTCTAGACTTAAAACATATATAGGAACTACAGATCTTACTAGTATAGGTTCAAATATTGTTCCTGATGGAAGTGGAACAAGGGATATTGGTACTACTAGTGCAGAATGGAATGATATCTATCTTGCAGACAATAGTGCTATTTATTTTGGTAGTGATCAAGAAATTACACTTACACACGCTCCTGATGATGGACTTATTCTCAAGCATGTAGGCACAGGTGACGGTAAAGAACCTTCTCTTACTTTTCAAGCAGGAGACAATGATATTGCAGTTAATGATGTGCTTGGTTCTATTTTCTTTCAAGCACCAGACGAAGGAGCAGGAACAGATGCTGTATTAGTTGCTGCTGGTATCGAGGCTGTATCGGAAGGTAATTTTGCAGCAGATAATAACGCTACAAAGTTAAGTTTTAAAACTGCTGCTAGTGAACTTGCTTCTGAAAAAATGTCTTTAAGTTCTGCTGGTTTGCTTACAGTTGCAGATGATATTGTATTTAAAGATGGAGGTACAATCGGTGTAACTTCAGCTACAGATGCTATGACAGTTTCCTCTGGAGGTATTGTAACTTTTAAAGATGACATCTTAATTAAAGATGGTGGAACAATAGGTTCAGCTTCTGCTGCTACTGCAATAACAGTAGCCTCTACTGGTATAGTTACATTTGTAGATGACATTTTAATTAAAGATGGTGGTACAATAGGTTCTGCTAGTGATGCCGATGCAATAACTATTGCCTCTACAGGCGTAGTAACATTTAGTCAAGTTCCGTTGCTTCCCAACGACACAATTGAAACTGCTGATATTCAAGACAATGCTGTAACTCTTGCTAAGATGGCAGGTTTGGCAAGAGGTAAACTTATTATTGGTGATGCATCTGGTGATCCAACAGCCCTTGCTGCTGGTTCTGCAAACTATGTATTAACTTCTGATGGAACAGATATATCTTGGGCTGAAGCAGCTAGTTCTGCTGATCCATCTTCTGCTGATGGAGATTCATTAGGTACAGCATCTGCTGAATGGTCTGATTTATTTCTTGCAGACGGAGGTATAATTTATTTTGGTAATGACCAAGATGTAACTGTAACACATGACCCTGATGATGGTTTGTTCTTAAAAAGCATAGCTACTGGAGATAATAACCCATTTGTACTAACTCTACAAACTGGTGAAACAGACATTGCTCAAGATGATGTTATTGGACAAATTGATTTTCAAGCACCAGATGAAGGTACAGGCACAGATGCAATATTAGTTGCTGCTGGTATAGCTGCTGTATCTGAAGGAGATTTTAGTTCAAGTAATAATGCTACAAAGTTAAGTTTTAAAACAGGGGCTAGTGAAGCTGCTGCTGAAAAAATGTCTCTTAGCTCTACTGGATTATTAACAATATCAGATGACCTTGTTCTAGCAGATGGTAAAACAATAGGAAATGCAACTACTGCAGATTTAATACACTTAGCAGCAGCAGAAACAGTATTTAATGAAGGTTCAGCAGACATAGATTTTAGAGTTGAAAGTAATGATAATACCAGTATGCTTAAAGTTAATGCTGCTAATAATGCTGTAGGAATAGGGTGTGATCCGGGTAACACAGAGTTTCTTAAAGTTGGGCCAGAGTCTGCTTCTTTAGGAACGCAATATGATCTTATTAAATGCCAAGGTAAAGATACTGGACAAATTATAGCTAATCAAAAAACTACTGTAGGAACAAGTGCTACCACTATTGCTACTGTAACTATTGCTGGTGTGAGTGGACTTTTAGCTGTTGTTACTGGAGGAAGTGATCCAAATACTTTTACGGATCTTGTTTTGTTTCATAGTAGTGGTGGAACCCCTGCTACAATTTCTTCTGTTGTTAAAAATAGCCCTCCAGCTAGAACTTATTCCGCTTCAGGTAGTTCTTTACAATTAGCCTATGGTTCTGGTTCACATGCTACATCAGCATGGTTTGTTACTATGAGATCAAATTAAGGAGAGATAAATGTCACATGTTTACGAAAATATCAACGCTAATGGTTCAACTTCTAATCTTGAAGTTACTGTAAACGGAACAGTTACTGTTTATAAAGTTGCTCAAAGAGGATTAAAATTTACTCAAAACCCAAATAGTGAAAATATATATGCATCTTACCAATATGGAAATTTAGAAAATTCTCATTTTGTAGAGGTGTATGAAACTAGAGCAAACATTCCTTGCGATAGTTTAGGTTCAGATGGTGTTTACAGTAATGAAGATGTAGGAACTTGGATGGCTGATAATGGATATAAACCATTATAATAAAATAAATATAAAACAACTTCCTCGCTTGGAGAATTTATAAAAGGTAAAATTATGAATAAATTTATATTGACGATTGCATTAATTATTTCTATGTGTATAGCAATACCAAGTTTTGCTAATGATAGAGGAACTATTCCAGAAAAAGAACACATTGAAATGCTATATCCTACTGTTCTTGTAAGAGTTGGTAGGTCAGGGTCTGGTTCTGGAACAGTGATTTATTCAGAACAAGATGAAAATCGAGAATACAAAAGCTATGTTCTTACTAACTATCATGTAATACAAAGTAATGTTATTATAAAAAAAGAGTGGGACTCTGAGAAAAAAGAAAGAATAGAGATTGAAACTAGAAGACCTGTAAATATAGATTTATGGGAATATAATAATTTTAGTAGTGCAGTTGGTACAGTAGGAAGATTAGCAAATATAGTAGCATACGATAAAGGTAGAGATTTAGCTCTTTTAGAAATAAATGACAATGAAAGACAAATGCCGTATGTAGCAAATATTTATCCTGAAGGGGAGGACGATGGACCGTGGATATTTCAAACAGTATATGCCGTTGGTGCAGGACTTGGAAAACCTCCGTTTCCAACTGTGGGACTTCTCGCAGGGTACTCTAGAGATCAAGATGGAAGAGACTTGTATCTTGCCAGCGCACCTATCATATTTGGAAATTCTGGAGGAAGCTTGTATGTATATAGTCCTAGACATAAATATGAATTGATTGGTGTTCCAAGTATGGTATCTGCATATGGTTGGGGAAATGTTGTTAGTCATATGGCTTGGTCTAGACCCATATCTGAAATAAGAATTTTTCTACGTGATAATAGTTATGGCTTTATTTTAGGAGATGAGCCTGAAGTAGAAGAAGAACAAGAAATAAAATAAATTACGCACTTGGAGAACTTTTATAGAGGTATAATATGTCTACACAAGAAATAAACCCAAAAACTCTTATTGCTGTATTAATGGAGCAAAGAAATGACGCATTTAATAAACTTGCTAGTTCTGCAGCACTTAATATAGAGCTTGAACAAAAAATAAAAAGCCTTGAAAGTTCTGATGAAAATAAAGAAGATTAAAATATAATAAGGAAAAAACAATATGGTAGGTTATAATCAAGAGATGTTGGCTCAAAAAGCAAGACAGATGGGCTATGAAGGGGATATGGCAGGATTTCCAGCATATTTAGAACAAAATCCAACCCTAGCACAAAAATATCTTCAGGAACAAAATCAAAATATAGATAAAACTCCTAGCTTTGCTGTAGGGGGATTTGTTCCTCCCATAGAACAAGTAGCTTCTGGACAGGGAACGTCAAAATTTAGATTTAATGAGGCAATATACAACACTCAAGCAGAAGCTGTAAATGCTCAAAATTTATTTGTTTTTAATCAGCAGCAACAACAACAAGCAGCTACTCCTCCTACCACAACTACACCTGCAGCTACTACTGCTACGCCTACGGATATACCTAGCACTAACCTTCCTACTACTACTGCAGCAACTACTACTACAGGTGTTACTGCTCAACAAGCCACTAATCCAAACATAGGGCAAATTACATCAGGAAGAATTGATGCTCCTGCACTTCCTTTTGGTACACAATTTCAAGCGGCATTTACTCCTTTTGAACAATCGCAAAATATTGATCCAGCTACAGGGCAAGTAGCAAGAGATTTAAGTATTACAGATGCTGCTCAAGCACCTATCGCACAAACGGCTGCTCCTACAACTACACAAGCAGCACAAGTAGCTGCTGCTCAAGCTGCACCTGCTGTAGCTCAAGCTGGAGTACAAGCACAACAACTTGCTGCACCTACGCAAACTATAGAAGCACAACAACAAGCACAAACACAAGTAGCTAATTTACAAGCTGCTCAACAAGCTGAAGCTACTCAAGTTCAAGCTCCTACGGACAGAGTGTTGCAAGCCAATGAACAAATTTCTGGTCCTAACCAACAAGCAGTACAAGCTGCAGCTTTTATAGAACCTTCATTACAAGCTGCTCAAGCTAATCCAAGTTTAGCTGCTACAGTTCAAGGACAACTTGCAATACTATCTGAACAGTTTGTACAAGGAGAAGTACCTTTTTGGGCTTCAGGTGCAGTACGTGCAGCTACACAAAAACTTTCAGCTAGAGGATTAGGCGCAAGTAGTATAGCAGGACAAGCTATTGTACAAGCTGCTCTTGAAGCTTCCTTACCAATAGCTCAAGCAGATGCAAGAACAGTCGCTTCTTTTGAAGCACAGAACTTGACAAACAGGCAACAATCTGCTATGCTAACAGGGCAGTACAGAGCACAGTTTTTAAACCAAGAGTTTGACCAAGCTTTTCAAACTCGTGTTAGAAATGCAGCTAATATAGCAGACATTGCAAATAGAAACTTTACTGCAGATCAACAAATTGCTTTAGAAAATGCTAAATTTGCTCAGACAGTAGATTTATCAAACTTAAATAATAATCAAGCTCTTGTAATGGCAAATGCTGCAGCATTAGCTAATCTGGATATTTCTAATTTAAATAATAGGCAACAAGCAGCAGTACAAAATGCACAGAATTTTTTACAGATAGATGCTAAAAATTTAGATAATAGTCAAGCTGCAGCTTTGTTTAACTCTCAAACTCAAATTCAAAGTATTCTAACCGATGCAGCAGCAGAAAATACTGCAAGACAAATAAATGCTACTAATCAACAACAGACAGATCAGTTTTATGCTAATCTTGTTGCGTCTGTAGCACAAAATAATACTTCTCAAACTAATGCTATAAATCAATTTAATACAGGTGAAGTCAATGCAATTCAAAGGTTTAATTCAGAAATTGCTAATCAAAGAGATCAATTTAATGCTCGTAATCAATTAGCAATTAAACAAAGCAATGCAGTATGGCGTAGACAAATTGCTACTGCAGATACAGCAGCTTTAAATTTTCAAAATCAATTCAATGCTCAAAACTTACTTGATATTAGCAATGAAGCATACGATAATCTTTGGCAAGAGTATAGAGATTTACTTGAGTTTGCTTTTACATCTGCAGAAAATGAAGCAGATAGAGTTGCAGGGTTACAACTTGCTGGACTTAATATAGGAGCAAATAGAGACTTAGCAGAATTTACTGCAGATAGACAAAATTCTGCAAATGTAGCAGGTTTTGTAGGAGATATAATAGCTCCGTTTGCTGTAGCAGGAGTGTCCTCGTTAGCAAAAGATGTATTTAATCCTCAATCTGGTATAGGAGGTTTCCTTGGCGGTCTTTTTCCCTAGAGAATTAATACAAAAAACTAAAAGGAGATAATAATGACAGTTAATCATACAGCACTAGCTAAATCTAGTTATTTTGATGAAGTAAAGGCATACTCTAATTCTAATAAAAATAATCCTAGAGCAAAACAAGCATCAGCAATTACTGAATACGTAAAAGGAGGTAATATGGAAAAGCTTGTAAATAGTTTGTCGCAAAACAAAGATCTTAGTCTTGATCTTATTGGTGAAGGATTAGAAAAAGCAGGACTTCCTCCAAAATCTGTACAATCAATAAGTGCTGCTATAGCTAAAACTAGACAAAGAACAGGAACTAGACCAGCAAGAAAAGCTGAAGATAGAACAGGAGATTTTTTATCTAGTTTAATGGACAAACCTACAGGGTTTACAGGAGCAGCAGTTGCCCCTGAAAATGCTTATGGTGCTGTGAAAAGAGCAATTGAACAACAGTTAGCTCAAGCTGCAAATATACCTACAGAAGAAGAAGGAGTAGCTTAAATGTTTGATCACGATGCTGCACAATTTACTGCCCCTATTCCGGGCCAATCTTTGACTACAGAACCACAGGGAAGACCTTGGGAAACCCCTGCTAAATATAGTGATCCAGAAGATGCTCTTACATATTATGTATCTCAAATAGGTACAGCAGACAGAACAGCACATATGCTAGAAGTTTTAGAGTCAGGTTTACCTGCTGCAAAGTTAGTTGATAGTATAACGCTTGCTGGAGTTATGGAGGGATTACACAGTATTGATACAGCTATTATTATATCTCCATCATTATTTGATTTAATAACTGCTGTAGCAGATAATGCTGGTATTGAATATAAAAAAGG